AAACTGCCCATACTTATTAATAGTAGTTTCGTCAATGTTCACGGTCCAAATATTGTTTTCAACTCGTGGCTGGCTGGTGATCAATTGATCAAAGTAGCGTAAGCGAACTGACTCTACAAATTGAGGTCCTTGCATAATCACATAGACCAATATGCCTAATGTTATTAAAGCAGTCCACGGTGAGACTAGTATTTTCTTTAGTCGGTTTTTCATATTAATATTTATTACTCCATAAAATGGCGGAAACGAAGAGATTCGAACTCTTGAAACCTTTCGGTTTGCTTCGTTAGCAGTGAAGTGCCTTCGACCACTCGGCCACGTTTCCATGATATTTCATTATATGTTAATTATGCTCAGCTGTCAATTGTTTAAGGTGCCACGTTGCCTAGACTTAATCCGGACCATTCTTTTACTGTGACTCTGGATTGCGTACGGCCACCATATTGATACCAATTGACTACTATGGTATTAGATGCAGGGGCAAACCGTAAACTATATTTGATGGGATTTAGAGATACAGGCATCATGTAATGTTTAAAATATACTGGAAATGATCCAGCTCCAAAGCCACCATAGCATGGTGCAACAATAAGTGCGTCGGGGCTGTAATCAGCAAACAGGGCCATCCAAAAATTTGTACCCACGGCTGGAATTGCAACATTTGTAAACACTTCAAACTCAAGCATAGAACTTAAACTCTGAGCTGTGTAGTTAAATGCCATGACTTCGTTGCCCTGGGTAATCTGAGGTATGCTGTTGGCCGTGGCCACAGTTACAGTACTGGTAAACGTACCATTGAATGGATAGCTTATTATGTTACGTAATACCCGAGGTGTTACGTCATAATATGTACCAGGTGTGGTTATTGCATACGGTGCTTCTGCTGAATTGCCCATGATGACTCCTAGATAGAATCAGTTATTTATCTAGTTTACTTTTAGGCCCGCTGGTGCTACCACAATGCCTGAACCAAAGATCTTGTTGTATTCATTTTTAAGATCGTCGGCTGGATCAGCCACAGTAACTATGAATCTACCTGCTATGGTAAACTCTTTGTTGTCGGCATAGGGCATCCATTTGGTGATGCCTACACTGGCACCTGAATTGTTCTGATTGGGACGTACATAGACCATGCAGGGATTTTCAATAATGGCATCGGCATTTTCATTCAGGGTTACATCACCCATGAGGTCTTCACCAGTGCTTAATCTTACTAATTTAATATTCATTATAACTCCATGTTAAGGTGGGGGCCGAAGCCCCCGGGTTTATCTTTCAAGTTTTTCTTTTTCTACCAAAAGTTCCCGCACTCGATCAATGCCTGTGCTGGGCGCTGATTCAATGCTGATCTTCTTGGGTTTCTTATGTTCTGGGACTATGCGTTCCAGAGCAATGGTTAAAAGACCATTACGAAGATTGGCTCCACTTACCTGTACTTCGTCGTTCAAAGCAAAAGTTCTGGTGAAGTCTCTATTAGCTATACCCTGATGGATAATTTCCTGTGCATCTGGAGCTGCTAAAATATTACCTTTGACGGTTAATTTGTTTTCGGCATATTCAATTTCGATATCTTTTTCTTCAAATCCTGCAACAGCCAGTTGAATAGCATAGCTGAGTTCGCCGGTTTTAGTAATATTGTACGGGGGATATCCAGTTGAATTGCGAGTTACTGCATTGGCTAATTCGTTCAGATGGCTGATGTGATCATCAAATCCAACGAAGAATTTTTCAAAGTCCTTGAAGCCAGGACCAAAGGCTAAATGTGACAAAGCTGTCATGGTAGTTCTCCTTGATTAAGCGAGTTAATAAATTGGCTACCCTTTCGGCGTAACCAGGCAGTTTTAGACTTGCCCAGGTCTTAGTATATATCTTATTCGGGTGTTACTGTTTCTGCGTCAGCGACGGCTTTCAAGAGATCTTCCTGAAGCTTCTCTCGTTGAGCGTCATTTCGCTGATCTTCTGGAACCTGAGGCAGGCTTTGCTCACGAACTTTTTCTATGAGTGGTGCCACGGTTTCATAGGGTAATTTTGCCAAAGCCAGCAGTATGGCATTCACTTCATTGATGCTTAAGTCTAATTTAATCATGGTTTATTTCCTTGTAGTTACGTTTTTTCCCAATGTTATACTTGGTCTGTAAATTCCAAGCACTTTTTTCGTCAAAGTTTAAAATCTTAATCTGGCTCAACGGCGCCTGATCAGTATATTTATCCGCATCTATGACAACTAGTAGTCCCCAATCAGCTAATAGTTTAGCAATTGAGTTTCGTCTCTGTATGTCATTTTTGCTTAAATCAGTACTCTTACCATCCAGGGCAAATAGTTCTTTAAAGTGAACTATGAAATAATGTCCCTGCTTGTGCAGGATGTGACAGCTCTGGTATAAAGTATTATCACGACGCGATGCTACACCGATGCGAGTCAGTGTTTCGCGAACCTTTAGAAAGTCGTCGGGCTGAGCCAGCTTGACTTCTAGAGGATAGTATTCGAATGGCAGGTCCAGATTAAAAAAATCTTGGATCATCATGTTCCACCTTTGTTCAATCTCTTCTTAATGTACATGAGCTGTTCGGGAGTTAGCAGGGGTAATACCTGGCGTGCCTTGTTAATGCTATAACCATAGTATTCTTGAATCACATCTAACACTTCAACAGTCTCGGCTTTTAACCACTTGTTGTATCTCTTGCGTGGTCTAATAGTATTTATAAGAAAGTCGAATTGGAGTTGGTAATCCAGATGACTGCGGGCATTCATTTCATTGGCGTAAATCACAGTATCAGGCCCATAGCTGAGCCCTTTGTTCACTATGAAGGCTTCTCGTTTACACTGAGCCTCATTGTCGGCATTGACTAGATTTACTTCATGGGTATTGATGGCATTGATGATATCCCAGGGGCTGACTCGGGGCTTCTTATAGGCTTCAACACTGACCTCAATCGGAGCTTCTACTCCTAGTAGTTTACCAAGACTCATGACCAAAGTTTCCGGCTACACTGATGCGATGTTCTTTACTGCTAAAGAATGGATACACAGTATGTAATAATTTACTAGGGAAAATGATCATCTTGTTCTCATAGGTCTTGTCTATGTGCATGTTCCAGGTTACCTGATTGCCCAGCATGTTACTATAGATGAACTGGAATTTACCTGCCATGTTACGATCATCTGGAGTATCTGGCGTAGCCTTTTGTTCGTCTTCGATATAGTATGGAATGTCCAACCAGATAACAAAACTTAATAACCCACTATGGTTATGCACTGGATTAAACTCACCCGGACCCTGGAAGTTTACCCAGGCTGTGTCCAGCAATTTAAGTGCTTTAGGAACAGTTACACCATAGCTGGCAAACCAAAGATGTGGATGTGTTCCATTCCAGATTTTTTCAGCATAGGGCATGATCAATTGTTCCAGCTCATTATGGCTGGTGGTCAATTTATACTGTTTGGCTATGTTGCCGGCCAGATCATGGTTGAGTCCATGCTGAGTATCAAAATTAGCTTTCATTACATCAACTTCGGCTCGTATCGGAGCCAATTCGTCAGCAGTTAAATCTGCCATGATATAACCAAAGTTATATAGATCCTGATATTTCATTCCCATTATTTAAACTCCACAGCAGCCATGATTTCAGTCAGACAGGCTACCAGGTTAATCTCAGCGTCGGCCACGAATGCCGCCTTGTACTGATAATCTGCTATTAATAATACTAGTTGAGGAACTGTCTTTACCTGCTCAGTTAAACTGTCATATAGCTTGCGGAAGATGACACCTGGATCATTGTCCAGATTATTCACCACCCATTGACGCATCTTCTTAAAGTCTTTTTCCTTCAGAGCATCTACTAACTCTTTGGTGTTCACATCAGCCAGGTTTACCAGTATGCCTTCGTCTATGACACCAGAAGAACTATATCTCTGCAGTTCATTTAAGATGCGACGATAGTCAGGAAAATGCTTTTCAATTAGCTTGGCCTGAACCTTGGGGTTAGGGCAGGTAATCTTTTCGGTTTCTAGGATCTCAGTCACTCGATTAAAGAATGCCGCAGCCAAGCGCTGGCGATCTGATTTGGCCAGTTTAAATTCCACCACAGTAGTTCGGCTATGCAGAGCTGGTATGATTTTATTCTTATAGTTACAGGTAAAGATGAAACGACAATTCTTACTGAACTCTTCGATGAATCCACGCAATGCGGGCTGGGTACTTTGAGGATTCAGATAGTCGGCTTCGTCTAGTATGACTATTTTGGTCTTACCAGCAAAGCTAACTGTACTGGCAAAGCTACGAATCTCATTGCGTAGTATGTCTATGTTGCGATCCAAACTACCATTAATGATGGTATAGTCACAGCCTAGCTCTTCACATAGGGCTCGGGCCACAGTTGTCTTGCCCATGCCTGCACCACCACAGAGCAGCATGTTAGGAATCTGGCCCTGCGCCACGAATTCCTTGAAGGTTTTCTTCATGTCATCTGGCAGGATACAATCGTCAATGCGATGCGGACGATATTTCTCTACCCAGAGAAACTGTTCACGATTTGCTTCCATGATATAACTCCTGAATTAAATTACTGATGCTGGATCTAAAGCCAACCAATATTCTGGTACTTCACGATTCTCTGATTTAAAGTGCAGGAATTTTTTCTTACTGATGGTTACGGTATAGGTGTCAGGTAATACTCGGAAATTTTCCACACCCAGAATAGCAGTAAACTCCAGACTGGTTTCGCCCAGCACTTTGCTTTGCTTCATACTCTTGGCTTTATCACCAACCTGCAGTGTTACCTTACCATCGCCACCCTGAATAATGATATTTTCTGCTGCGGTAATACCTATGGCTTTGTTGATCAGGTTCACATCAGCTGCGCTAAGCACAAACTGATAATGGTTATCCAACTCAATACTCTTGCCTGCTGGCGGAGCTATGATCACACTAGGATCAGCATAACGATATTCAAAAGTACTGCCATTGCTGCTGATCTTCAGACTATCAGTACCAAATTCAACTTCCTGGTCAGTCATGTAGCTAAACAACTCCAAGAGACTGTTCAGATTATATACACAAACTTCAACTGGAAATACATCTGGAACAGCTGCCTTGGCAAAAATGTTCTGTTGCGGACTCAGGGTAGCTAATTCACTACCTGGATAAATTCTAAGATTGTTGCTGATAGACGCAAAATTCTTTAGAATGTTGATGCTTTCTTTACTAATTTTCATTACAAAACTCCTTCAAGGTTAACTCCATTATTATATGTTGTTGGACGTAGTCTGTCAATAACTATTCTAAGATTTACGGCCAAATCCAGTATAGTACCATCATTATGAATCACAACATCTTCACCAGAGCTGATCCAGGCCCATTCACTGCTATGCACATCTGCATAGGCACTGGGCATGACGTCTGGAATGTTTCGAGCCATGTCCCACCAGACTGGCAGGGCACCTCGCTGAAGCCTGACAATGGTTCCGCCTGCATCTTTGATGGCATGAATCTCATTGGCAAAACGAACATCTGAAATGACTATGTTGTCCTTGCTCTGCATTAATTTTCGTTCTAGACTGGCTACCCAGATGTCGTTGCTAAAGTAATCACGACATACATCGGTGCCAAAGAACTGGAGGACCCAACGCGGGGTAAGGTGAGGGATACCCAAGCGTTCGGCCCACCAGTCATCGACCTCTTCTCTCCAGGCTCGGCTTTCGGTGCTGAGTCCCTGAAGCATATCTCTGTCCCAGTGGAATATTTTACTAACTGCGTCTTTAAGAGTGTTGGCAAAACTATCACGCTTAAATCCAAAATCATTTACCAACAGGTCTGCTGCGGTGTCTTTGCCTGACCCTATGAGTCCTACAAATCCAACTATCATAGACATACATCCTTTTTATATTTACGAATCCAATCACGTTCCCACATGCAGGCATAGGCATCATCTTTTATCCAATCTAACTTGCCCCAGCTGTCATAACGAGCCTGGCGCTCTGCGGTATGAAAACTAGGCTTGGGTTTATCTGTGATCTTGTTTACTAACCATTCACCTGCACCATAAACTGCCGTAAACGGCGTGGGGTTTATGGTCTCGGCTATGACAATAGCTGGATAAACCATGAGCAGTACCACCAATGTTACTGGCAGTACTAACTCATTGATTTGCCTAGACATTTGGACCCATGCCCGCTGCCGAGAACTGGCGCGTTGGGCTTCGGCTTACATCGGTATTAATCAGATCTAGATCGCCTGTGCTAGGCTTGTTCTGAGTGTCCATGCTGTCAGAGCCTTCGCTAACTACTTGATTTTCTTCGGGTTTATCTACCTTGTTATACAGGTCCATGAAGGCTGATTTTGTCTCATCGTCAAAGCGATTAATACAAAGCTCAATAGCCTTGACACGGTTCTTACGGAACATGGCAAAGGCCTTGACAATGTGCAATAACCTACGAGTAGATACAATTTCGTCGATGCCACCTTCCTGGAATGTCTTACGAATGATATCAGCCCAGGTTACCAACAGTTCACAGAACTCGGTGTCATCGACCTTGAGCTCCTTCATCTTATTCATGATGATTTCTTTCTCAACCTTGACACCAGGAAATTCCTGCTCTACGGTAATGGCAAATCGTTCCAGGAATGCCTCGTCCAGAATCTGTGCAGCAATGAAACGACCATCATCTGTTCCACGTCCTTTGGTATTGGCAGTAGCGATTATATTGAAGCCGTCAGCAGGTTTTACAACCTCGCCGGTCTTCTTGTTAAAGTATGGTTTGCCTTCCAAGATAGCCTGTAAACACATGAGCTTGTTACTGCCTCTGTCGCACTCGTCGATGAGCAATACTGCGCCTCGTTTCATGGCCAACAATACTGGACCTTCTCGATATACAATATTACCATCAATCAGTGTATTACCACCTATTAAATCGTCTTCGTCAGTCTCTACAGACACGTTGACCCGAACACATTCACGACCCAGATCTGCACACACCTGCTCCACCATGGTGGTCTTACCATTGCCAGATAATCCAGTAACAAACACCGGATAGAAAATTCTGCTGCTGATAATTGATTTCATGTCCTTAAAAAAGCCGAATGGAACATAAAGTTCATCTCGACCAGGAATCATGTTATCAATCACAGTCTCTAACTTTTTCTGGCGTAGCATAGGAACCACAACTGTGGGTTCTGTGACCACTGGAGCAGGTTGCTTAGGGTTTAGATTATACGTACCACGACCAACTTTATACTCAGTAGAGTCAATGATAAATCTAGGGAACGGAAGTTTTTGCTTGACAGCTAGATCTTCCAATTGACGACGAGTAACTACCTCGCCAAATTTTTGTACTGCCAGCCCGATGAATTCAGACTTTGAATCAATATTCCAACTACTCATAATATAATACTCCTCACTTTATTAATTATACAACCATTATATAGGAACGATGTCAAAAGTCAAGCCTTTTTAGGCAATCATTCGAATGAATCGATTCAAAAGCACTCGATTCAATAATTTGCCTCGTTGCATCTTTCTGAATGCTCTGCCTATGTCACGAGCATCTGCATTGGCTTCAACTTCAAACTCATCACTAAAACTTAGATCATTTTTAACCACATAGTATTCATTATAGCCGCTGGTGGTCAGTACAGCTACACGATCACGCTTAAACTCTTCCATGACCTTGGCAACCTGAGCATCTTCTTCGGCATCATGATGTTTCATCCAGCGCTCTGTCTGGACAATTTCACCAGTCACGGTGTTCTTTACATTGTTGGTCAGGAAGAATCCTACTATGTTGCAACCAGTAACTGCTCGAGTCATTTCTAATAGCCCTGTGGTAAGTGCTCGGCTGGTCTGACGACCTCTAAGCTGGATGCTGATCTTGGTCTTGGTATCTGTGATAAAACTATTGCATCTCCATCCAGCTTCAACAAAACTGGTGTCTGGCAGGCCGGCTTTGTCAAAGGATCGTGCGCGCATATCGCCATCGCTCTCACCATCGGTTAAGAACACCATGTTCACAACCTCTGCACCAGTACGAGCCTTGAATCTATTAAAGATATTACGGGTCAGGGCTATGGTGCTGGTAAGTGGAGTGCTGTGCAGATGTTCACAGGCTGGCATTATGCCTGGCCAGTTATAATCATAATCAACTCCACCTCGGCCACCACGATTGTTATTCCAGGTTTTTATGACCATGCAAAGGTTGCTGACCATTTTCTTATACTCGGTTGCACTCATGGTATTGCTAAAATATTGTTGCAGTCTAAACTCTGGGCTGGTAATGCACAAGTCGCCTTCGGCTCCTATGTGTCGACGATCCGCAAAACTATCTCTATAGGTTGTTTGTGGGCCATTATTGTCCCAGAAACTTCTGCTGTCATTGGTAAAACCATACACCTCAAACGGTATGTTGATCTTACGACAAAATTCTACCAGGATCAGGATCTGTTCTATGACACCAGCAATGCTAGTACTCATGCTGCCGCTCATGTCATAGAACATGACCAGGCCGTGATTTTTACCCTTGGGGACGCTGGTTACTTTAAGGAATAGGTCTTCGCTGATCTGATATTTAAATAATTTTTTAACATCAATCTCACCTGACTTACTGATCTGGGCTCTGGCCATCTGCTGAGCATTACGGCGTAGTTCAAATTCTTTGACCAGGTAGTTTACAAACTTAAGATTTTTGGCCTTGAAGGCAGTATATATTTCACCACGACGAGCTTCTTGCTCTGGAACAAAATTCATGATGCTCAGCATGGTTTTATAGTTCCAGATAAAAGGTGCTGCATCAAATTCCTGAATGTTATAATAATGGAATGGCAGTGACTTTTCGTCCAGAAGTTCAGTCTCACGGTTACGGAATGCCTTGTCAGTTAAACTTTCTGGTTCGGTCATGTCTGAGATTTGATCACTGACATCTTGACTCAGGTTTTCTATTTCGTCAAACTCATCACCCTGAGCCTGGTCGTCACCTTCAGGAGTATCTTTCATTTCATATTCCATGATGTCGCCCTTGCTGAGCATTTCTTTCTTTTGCTCTAGCTCTTCACGAGCCATGTCATACATTCTGCGAGCCAGGGCAACTACTTCCTCCCAGGTCTCCATTTTAGCAATCTCATTAACTATGACAGCTTCTTCTGGAGTAAAATCTACTGCTAAAAAACTGCCTAGTTTAAAGTGCAGGTTTACTCGGTCTATGAATAATAGCTCATCTATATCCATGTCATTCACACCAAAGAAGTCTTTATCAAAGAGTTCTTTATAGGCCTGATAAAAGTTCTTGCGGAGACCCGGATAGGTACGTTTGATTAGTTTTTCAATGCGGGCGTCTTCTAGTACATTTAAGAAGCCTTTGAAATGGTTACCAAAATCCTTGTCATGGATCTGGTCGTGCCAGCCTTGGCTGGGAGTATATAGAGCATGACCAACTTCATGACCAGTTAATAGGTCATATAAATCGGAGCTCATGTCCTTCCAGGTAGGCAGTGCTAGAAGCCTATTTTTAGTATCAAAATAAGCAGTAGGGATATTTTTGTGCTGAACCGTTAGGTTTTCTTTGGCCAGGAGTCTGGCTAAAATGCTTTTACTTTGTTTGATATCCATTAATTAAGTCTCACCTTATTAAACATACAACCATTATATA